ACTTATTTTATTAATAGTGTTATAAAATCCCATAATAAAAGAAAGGATAACACAATGCCAAAAACAATGACGAAATACCAGCTTGACCATTTCAAGTCGAAGGTGCGAAGAAATTTCAATCCTTTAATCGAGGAACAGGAATTGCTGGTTAAACAATACAGGGCGGAAGCAACTCAAAAGATTGTAGGCAAGCTCGCTAAAAAAATGGGCGCAGATAAAATCTTAAATGAGTTTAGAAAGGCGGAAGCTCAATTAAAAGCGGTGCAAGACAAAGCGCGTACCTTCTTTAAAAAGAAAGCGGATCAAGACCAAGATAAGAAAAAAGATTTTAACTCTTATCGTTTTGATCGTGAAGAAAAACTATCGCTGTCCGATTGCGAGGATCAGTTAAAAGAATGGGCGCGTGAATTGGTTGATCGTGAAATAAGAAGAAGACCTGAAGGCTTGAAGCTCAAACAACTTGAGGACTTGAAACAAAAAGCAATTGATCAAGTTATGGAAAGCGGAACGCCTGAAGAATTAATAAAACAACTAGACCAAACAACTAAAAAAATTGGAATAGCGTGGATTATTGATACTTCAAAAATAAAACAAATAGAGGCATAATAAGACTTGACAATGTA